TCACAAGCTCTATTCCTCAAAGTATTCGCTGGTGAAGTCCTCACTGCATACGAAGAGGCATGTGTAACTGCTGACAAGCACGTTGTCCGCTCTATCTCTTCGGGTAAGTCCGCTCAGTTCCCTATCACTGGTAAGACAACTGCTGCATACCACACACCCGGTTCTGAAATCTTGGGTACTGCTGTGCCTACCAACGAAGTCGTGATTACTATCGATGACTTGTTGATTAGCTCTGCCTTCATTGCCAACATCGATGAAGCTATGAACCACTATGACGTTCGTAGCATCTACTCGACTGAAATTGGTCGCGCATTGGCATACACCTATGACCGTCACATCTTGAACTTGATGTTGGCTGCTGCTCGTGGTACATCTCCTGTTACTGGCGAAGCTGGTGGCGGTAAAGTGACTGCTGCTACTGCTCTGTCGGACACTTCTGGTGAAGCTCTGATTGCCGCTTTGTTCAACGCTGCAACCATCTTGGACAGCAAGAACGTGGCTTCTGAAGACCGCTTCGCTTACTTGTCTCCTGCTGCTTACAACCTCTTGGCTCAAAACACCAAGTTGATGAACAGCTTGTGGAACGGTGTTGGTAGCTACTCTGATGCCAAAGTGTTGACCGTTGCCGGTATCAACTTGGTTAAGACTAACCACGCTCCTTACGGTACTACTGTGTCGGGTGCTCCCGCTGCTGGTAGCCAAGGTGGTGGCGCTAACACATCTAAGTATGGTGTTGTGGCTACTAACTCGGTGGCTGTGGTTGCCCACAAAGCTGCTGTTGGTACTGTCAAGCTCATGGACTTGGCAATGGAATCTGAGTACGACATCCGCCGTCAAGGCACTTTGATGGTCGCCAAGTACGCAATGGGTCACGGTGTTCTCCGTCCCGCTGCTGCTGTGGAAATCGCAACTGCCTAATAAGTAGTTCATATAAGCCTCATCCCTTAATTGGGGTGGGGCTTTTTTTTATTTTTAGGAAGCCTAATGAGTACCATCACAGATGAACTATCGGCAGTAAACATTATGCTTGGGGTTATTGGTGAATCTCCAATCAACTCTTTGGCATCTATTTCAGGTGTCAGCGATGCCGTAACCGCCCGTCAAGTATTAAATGAAATCTCCACCACAGTTCAATCTGAAGGATGGGCATTCAATACTGAAAAGAATTGGGCATTCCTCCCTGACTCTACAGGGACACTGGTATTACCCAGCAACATCTTGCAGGTAGACCCAGTAGATTCTTCTTTAAAGGTTCAGCTACGTGGCACACGCCTGTATGACCTGAAGAATCACACATTTACATTCACAGATTCCATCAAGCTGGACTGTGTTCTCTTATTCGACTTTAACGACTTGCCTCAGGCTGCTCGTTACTACATTGCTGTCCGTGCTGCTCGTGTGTTTCAAGCTCGTACAGTTGGCTCAGATGCCCTTAACGGTTTCACTAAACAAGATGAAGCCCTCGCCCGTGTTGCCGTAAAGAACTTCGATACGTCAACCGGTGGCTACAACATGCTTACTGGTAGTTACTCAGTAGCTAAAACATTGGCTCGCTAACATGGCATTAATCTCTTCGTCCCTCCCCGGATTCACCAATGGGGTCTCTCAGCAACCCTTTACGCTGCGCTTGAACTCCCAAGGGGAGCTACAAGAGAATGGTATCTCTACTATTTCGCAGGGTCTAAAGAAGCGTCCCCCGTCCAAGCACTTAGCTAAGGTGTCTAGCACACCAATCAGCGATGTGTTTGTTCATACGGTTAACCGCGATGTGTCTGAGCGATACATCTTCATGTTCTCCTCGGGTGCTCTAAACATCTACTCTATTGATGGAACACCTCAGACTGTTCATATGGGTACTGGTGCTGCTGCATACCTCACGACCTCTCTCACTGCTGCCAAGAGTTTCTCTTGTGTGACCATTGCAGACTACACGTGGGTATTGAACAAGGATAAGACAGTCGTTAATTCGTCTGCTACTACTCCAGCCTCCACGAATCCTCATGAAGCCCTCATTAACGTCAAGAGTGGTAACTACGGTAAGACCTATCAAGTATTGATTAACGGTACTCTACAGGCTACCTACACGACTCCTAACGGTACAACTGCGGCTGATGCTCCGTTCATCGCTACTGACTACATTGCTTCCCAGCTTGGTAGCCAACTGTCCTCTCACGGTATCAACAACATTACCTCAGGTAACACCCTCTACATCTATTCCAACACAGACTTCACCATTCAAGTGAACGATGGCTTTGGTAACAATGCGATGGTGGCTATCAAGGAAGTTACTCAGAAGTTTGCTGACCTGCCAATCAACCCTAAAGTGAATGGCATCATCATTCAGATTCAAGGTGATGCAGCTAACTCCTTCTCGAACTACTACGTTCGCTTTGAGTCTGCCGCTGGTGGCTCAGGTGGTGTATGGCGTGAGTGTGCCATGCCCGGTATCGCTGCTGGTGTAGATGCAACAACAATGCCTTTCACAATCGTTCGAGGCTCTGATGGTTCCTTCACTATGTCTATGGCATCTTGGGCTACCCGTAAGACTGGCGACATGGTGTCTAGCTCTGACCCTTCTTTCATTGGTCGTAAGTTGAACGATGTGTTCTTCTATCAGAACCGCTTAGGTTTCCTGTCAGATGAGAACGTGGTCATGTCAGAGTCTGGCAAATACTTTAACTTGTACCGAACTACTGTGACAGCGTTGCTGGACTCAGACCCTATCGATGTGACTGCAAGTCATACCAAGGTGTCCATCCTGAACTACGCTATCCCATTCAACAAGTCACTGCTGTTGTTCTCTGACCAGACCCAGTTCATTATCCCCGGTGACTCTGTACTGACTCCCACCACGATTAGCCTTAAGGTGTCCACTGAGTATCCTTGTGATACCAACGTGAAGCCCCTAGCTGCTGGACGTAACTGTTACTTCTCGGTCACGAAAGGTAACTGGACTGCTGTGCGTGAGTACTTCACCAACTTGAGCTACGGTTCAGGTACGGATGATGCGATGGAAATCACTGCACACATTCCGAAGTACATCCCTTCAGGTATCGTGAAGATTGCCGGTAGCTCAAGTGAGGATACCTTTGCGTTGCTCACTAAGGGTGACACTAAGTCCCTCTACATGTACAAGTACTTCTTCACCTCCTCAAATGAGAAGGCACAGAGTTCTTGGAGTCGTTGGACATTCGGTGCTAATGACACCATCCTGAACGTGGACTTCATCCAGTCGGTGATGTACTTGGTTATTAGTCGCCCTGACGGTATCTACTTCGAGAGCATTGACTGCTCAGTGGGTTACGTTGGTTCTAATGAGCCATACGCTGTGTTGCTTGACCGGAAGATTTCGATTACCCCAAGCACCTACAACTCCGCTACAGGTAACACTGAGGTACTGATTAGTTCCCTCCCGTATCCTGTGACAGATGGTACGTACTACATGGTGGCTCAGGCTACCGGTATTGGTTCCAATCTGAAGCCGGGTGAGTTCGTGCAGGGCACTATCTCTGGAACCAAGATGCTCTTCTTGGGTAACTTCACAGGTTCTCTGATGACCTTTGGTCGCCAGTACACCTTCAAGTATGGTGTTAGCACCATCACTTACAAGTTGCCTAATACAGCAGGTTCTCCGGGTCAGCGTTCAGATACTGAGGGTCGCCTTCAGATTCGTAAGTTGGCTGTGAACTACGCTGAGACAGGTTATCTACGTGCTGAAGTTACACCACAAGGTCGTGACACTAGCTCGTACATCTTCTCAGGTAAGACTGTGGGTACAACCTCAGCCATCATTGGTCGCTATGCACTTGCTGGTGGTCGTATGGTCATCCCAATCCTCTGTCGTAACACCAACGCAGTAATCAACTTAATCAATGACAGTCCAGTTCCTAGTGCGCTCATTAGTGCTGACTGGGAAGGGTTCTATGTCAAACGAAGCTCACCAGTTTAAAGGGATTATTCGTCCCGCAACCTATGAAGACTGCCTCACACTCGCCCCTGTTCTCCGTAAGGAAGACAAGGATGAGGTGTGGGCATCTGGTAGACATCTCCCCGAGGAGGCACTGATAAGGTGTCTTCGCACAACTCCCAACACAAAGGTTGGTGTGGTTGATGGGGAGATTATCTGCATGTTCGGAGTATCTCCAGCAAAGGATATGCGGATAGGTATTCCTTGGATGCTCGGTAGTGATGGCATCAAGAAAATCTCTAAGGAGTTCTTGAGACGTAATAGGGATGCCCTAGACGAAGTGTCTATTGGGTATTCAACGCTAATCAACTATGTATGGTCGAAGAACACCACACACATTCGGTGGCTTAAATGGATGGGATTCACCATCGAAACTTCTTCCATGCATGTAGGGCATGACCAAGAAATCTTCTACCGCTTCTACAAGAATTTAAAGGAATAACCATGTGCGATGGAGCATCTGAAGTAGCAGTCGCAACGATGATTATTTCCGCAGCCTCTGCGGCAATGACAGTCGATGCCTCTCAGAAAAATGCTGATTATCAGAATCAGATGAACGAGCGTCAGCGCCAGCAAACCCTTGCAAACGCTGCTGCAAACAATACCGAAGTGAACCTTGAGGGACAACAGACTCGTGCTGCTGCCGCTCAGAAGCTTGAAGAGAACAACCGTGCAGCCGCCATTGGTATTGCCAAGGCTAAGGCTGCTGGTGGTGCAACAGGCGTGGAAGGTAATTCCGTGGATGCCCTCCTAGGAGACCTCTCCGGTGTTCAAACACGCTACAACAATTCAATTCAAACCAACTACGACTCCAGCGTCAATGCTCTTGAGAACCAACGCCTGAACATCTACTCCAATGCAGCCAGTACCATTAACGGTCTGAAGACTCCATTGCAGCCTGACTACATCACTGCTGGTCTCAAGGTTGCCCAAGCTGGTGTCACTTACCAAGACGCAATTAACCGTCAAGGTACAACCACCACAACCACTGTCCGTAACTAGGAGTAACAATGGCAATCGATAGAGCGCAAACTGGGTATAACCCAGCAGCGGAGCTAGTGCGTGTCACGGCTGCTCCAAACTTACAGGATGTGAAAGTCCGTGATGATGTGAACTCATCTGGTGCATTCCAACTTGCTAGACAGCTTGGTGCAAATACAGATGGTTTCATCTCCTTGATTCCCCACGCTGTGAAAGCAGACACGGAACAAGCTAAGAGCGACACCGCAGGTATGACTACGGATGAGTTGGCAGCGAAGATTAAGAGTGGTGAGATGCACCACACTTTATCTCCTGTCTACAATGCGGCGGTTAACAACATACACTACGCAAATCTTGCGGCGAATGCACAACGAGACATCCTCGGGAAGATTCAAACAGGTGAACTTCAGTTCCCTAATGATGACCCAGCGAAGACTGTTGTAGATGCGAATGGTTCTCAACTACCAGCTAAGACAGGTCAACAGAAACTTGAAGAGTACCTGTTAGGTGAACGTCAGAAGCTGTTGGTTGATGCCGGTGATAACAAGTACGCCATTGCTG